AGCTTGTTGTCCAGCTTGTAATGAAGCAATACCTTGAGTAACAGTTCCTGTCCCAGCTCCTGTTGTACCAGCTTGAGTTATACCAGCTTGTTCGAGTGGAGTAATTGGTGCAACTTGTATACCAGGTAAGTTAACTGGTGTTTTCGCAAGATTAGCAGCTTCATCATAAAGTGATAGTTTTCTAGCCTCTACTCCCGGTGCTTCTCTAGCAATAGTAGTTTGTGTTCCTGTAGAACTACCACCACCTCCTCCTCCCGAGGATCCTCCTCCAAATATACTCATTTAATTTAACTCCTTTTCAAATTCAACATGTCTTGTTTTATAGCCATACTTCGGCATAATTTTTTTGTATCCAGGTCTCATGTAAGCCTTAATTTTTTTACAACCATTTGTTCTAGCAAAAGATTCTAACATATTAATTAATTTTTCTTCCCATAATTCCATTTTCTTTCCAGTACAAATTAAACCTTGTAATTCTTTAAAATTTGGATTTTCAAATACTCTAGTTGTAGCTAACCCAAATACTTTGTTTTCAACGCCATCTTCAGATCCAAATATTAAAAACAATTGATTGTCTCCAGATAATAATAATTTTTTAATATCATTTGGCTCTGCATATCTACCACTGTAATTTAAAGCTTCATAAATCATAAAATGTACCAAAGGCCATATCTCTTCTATTTGAGAAGGTTGTATAGATATTACCTCTACTCCTTTTTTAATTTTCTTTTGTGTCTGCATTAACTAAATCGTAAACTCTTTTTAATTTTTTTTGTTGATCATAAAAAAAACTTGCTCCAGCTTTTCTCATGCTCTTATAATCTTTTGGGTTACCACCAGATAAAATACCAGCACCAAGCACTGCATCAGCTCTAGATACAAACTCACCGTCAGCTAATTGTGCTAACATAGTGTCTTCATCTTTATCTCCGTTACCAGATCCATCTTCTACATATCCTTCTGCTCTTACATAATTATTCATATCATTTTCATCATGATCAGATTTAGATGGTAGGTAGTTTACACCACCTTTATTAAATTTTGGTAAAGCTGTAGCTAGGCCACCTTCGTTTGCGTAAAACATATTTGAACCAAACGTGTCGGCTCTTGATGGTCTTATATTTGTTGGAGTTTCAAAAGCACCACTTAATTTTGCTGATTGCTCTTCGTATGCTTTTTTATAATCTTCTTCTGTAAATGGTGGTTTAAAATCTTCTACATCATCACCACCTAATAATGGTAAGACAGATGCTGCAGTAAATGCAGTTGCTAATTTATTTTTTTTAGCTTTTTCCATCAATGCTTTTATACCTGTTGGTTCTTTTGCTTTTGGTATAACATTTAATCCAGAAAGTTCTCCACCTCTAGATGTTATAGTATTACCAAATTTATCTACACCTATTGGTGTTCCCGCTGGCATGTTTGCTTGATTTAAAAAACTTGTTCCTAAACTACCTTGAGGTGCAGCTGCAGCTGTTTGTCCAAAACCTAATGATGAAAAAGCTGAACCTTGGCCTATACCCATGTTAGCACCAAACGCAGTTTGGCCTAAAGCATAAGAACCACCACCAACAATAGCTGCATCTCTTAATGCTCTTTTTGTAGATTTACCTCTAAGTTTTTGTACGCCAAATGTGGCTAATGCTATTGTAAATGGATCCATAGTCTATTTTCCTAATAATAGCATATAGTATCATTTTACTTGTTAGGTTTCAACTCATCAACAAAACGTCCTTCATATTGATGCTCCCCAATATGTATAATTCGATCTGTAATATAAGCATGACATATTCCTCCAATTTCTTTCCAAAGTTTACAAAATGAAAAATCTTCACCTAAGTAAGTTTTTGTTTCTGGGTCGTGAATCGTGTCAAAAAAATTCCACATATGAGGTCTATCTATGTATTTACCATTTATAACAGTTTTTTGCACAATACTTTTGTCTGGATATGCTTTTATCATCTTATCAAATACAGATCTTTTAATCATCATACATCCAGTAGGGCTATGAGTTACTTCAATAACCCCATCTTTAATTTTAATATTGTTGTCATCATCTACTCTCATTGGGTATGTATTAAATGAACTTTTTAAATCATTTACAGTTTTTATATCTCCATTTTTTATTCTATCCATAGTCTTATCCCACATAATTGTTTTTAATGGATAGGGTATAGATATTACATCTTTATCTTTTTCAATCATTTTAAAGATAGATTCTGCACTAAAATAAATATCAGAATCTATAAAAAGCATGTGTGTATAATTTGATTCTAAAAAACCAGCAACACATAGATTTCTACCTTGAGTTACTAAAGATGATTTCACTAAAGAAAAATTAACCTTAACTTTTTTCTTAAAACATAGTTTTTGAAACTCTAGTAATGCTTGAGCATAGTGAATTGAACATTCACTATGAACTGGAGTTGCTAGAAATATAGATATTGGAGATTGTTCTTCTTGGTTAGTTTTAGGTTTCCACATTGGTAAAACTGCTTTTTCTCCTAACTCCGAATTTACTCTGATTTCTTTAAGAGTTTGATATGTATCTTTATTTACTGTTTCTTTCACGCAAAGCTCCTTTTAAAAAGTTTGTCCATTCTATTCCTTTTTTATTCCAACTATAAAATCTTTTATAAAACTTTTGTTGTTCTTCTAGGTGATCTTGTATAAAATCTTCATGCATGTATTCCGCTGCAGTGTTAATAGCATTTCCCGTAGCTATCGCCATACTTTCATAATCAGTTGTATAATTTACATATACTGGCCACTCTGCACAAGTTTCATATAGAGCTCCAAAATTATTTGTAATTATATGAACTCCAGAAGCCAAAGCCTCAAGGGCTGATGCACAAGATGTCTCTTCAAAAATACTTGGATAAACAAATATATCATAGTTAGGCATTTGTTCTAAAATATATTCGTTAGGTTTATAACCTATGTAATTTACATTAGATAATTTTTCTGCTTGTTCATATAAAGGTTTAAATTGTTCATCGTGAGATTTTGCAAATTCATCTCCATAAACTTGTGAGGAGCTATATACATCTAATATAATATTAGGATTTTTTATTTCTTGCATAGCACGAAGAACAACATTTAATCCTCTCCATGGTGTGCAATGATGAATAATTTTTATAGGATCTCCTTTTTTATAAACTTTTCTCTTTGGAAACTTATCAATACCATTTTTAATTACTACAGATTTTTCTGGTGGAATGTTGTGAAAGTATCTAAACTTTTCATAATTCCAATGACTATTAAAAACATACCAATCATATTCTTTATGTCTTTCTCTATTGCTAAAAAAAGGTTGTAGATTTGGTTGATCCCAAGAATTTTTTTGCCAAAGAATATTTAATTTGTTAGGATCTAATGGCACCTTACCGGGAATAGAAGTACATATTTGTACTTGATCTAATACTTCTTTTGGAACATACTTATAAAGCATTTCCATTTGTAATTCGGTTGCACCTCTTGGAAGCATTATTCTTTTGTTGCAGCACCCATTGAAACTCTTGTAACTTTTATTTCAAGATCTTGTCTAAAGTCTTCTTGAGTTGTATCAGTATTTGGATCTGCTACATCTGCATCAAAATCTGCTTTTGTTGCATAAATTTTTCCAGATCTTTTATGTTTAATTATTTCTTTTGCTTCGGCTGGTATTTTTACTAAATTATCACTCATAAGTTATTTTATACAGATTTTGTTTGATAATGCAATACTAAATTAAAAGACAAAGATACTCTAGGTTTGTCAGTCTTACTTGCTTCCACTCCATGTGTAATGTTAGATGGAAAAATTACTAATTGATTTGTATTATTTTTTAAGGACATATAGTTTTGAAACTCCTCACCTTCAAAGCAACTGTGTAAATTTGTAAATTGCTTAGTAAAATCTTCAAAAAAAATATTACCAGAATTTTCTGGTACATCTAAATAATAGACACCAGATAAATTAGCACCGGGATGAGTATGGGATCTGTTATAACTGTACTTGTAATTTTCATTAATCCAAAAATTATTTAATTCTAGATCAAGTTTTATATTTGATTTTACTTTATATTCATTTTTAATTAAAATTGCAGACCATTCTACAATTTGTTTTGCTATTATTTTATCATCTAAAGTTTTAGTTTGAAAACCATTTACATTAGATTTATTTACAAAATTATTATTTGCCTTACAAATGTTAAGTATATCTTTTATACGAATAGAGGTGTCTTCATCGTAAAAATTATCATGAATTATAGAATCTTGCCATAAGATTTTTTTCACTAACGCCCCTGGCCCTTGTAACGTGTTTGTTTTCTTTGACGTTTCTCATGCTTGTTAAGTCTTTTTTTATGTTGACCAGGACCTCTTTTTTTAGGTTTATCTCTTGGAATAAAATGTGTAAATTTTTGACGAGCCATTTTTATATCATATTAAAATAACATATCGTAAACTTTTTTCAAGATCAATCGTTAGGTATAATAATAATATCTTATTTTATTTTCTACATCTCCTGCAGTATTTTTGTTTTGGTGTATATCCATAGCTACAGAAATTCTTACTTTATCATTTTTGTTTTTTCTTACAAAATGTGGAATTTGAGAACTAAATAAAGTTATTTCCCCTATAGTATTTTTAAAATAATAATTATTATTATCTATAACATAAGTTGTTCCAATATCTTCATCACCATCAATAAATATATTAGCACATAAATATTCTTCTAGCCCTTCCGCATGTTTATGGAGACCAATACCTTCATTTTTTCTAAAAGTATTTGCCCAACATTGTATATATAATGGTTTAAAAATATTTTGTTCTTTTAAAAATTTAAATACTTTTTCTTTTAACAAGCCACCAATTTCAGAATTTAAAAAATTAAAAAAACTGAAGGTACCTGTTAAAGAATTTTTATTAGTCAAATCGTAAGAAGATTGACCTAAACTTTTAATTGTATTCTCATTTTCAAGAATAAATTTAGATATTAATGAAGCCTCTTTTTTAGTAAAAATAATTTTACTTATTATATTAGCCATTTTTATACCACGCTAATATAACATAACGATACCCTTCTTCGAGTATATCAACCTTATGCTTTTTAGTAGAAGAGAATAAACATATTTTACCAGTCTTTGGTTTTATTTTATATTTTTCTACAGTTGTTTCTCCACCTTTATAATTATCATTTAGATAAGTGATTGTTGTGTAATCATAATAAATAGTATCATCATGCCAATCATGTGATTCTCCTACTGGCCAAAAAATTAATTCTATATTTTTTAAATATTGATTAGGTCTAATTAGTTTATATTTATTAACAACATTTTGTACTGTAGCGTCATTATAATTTAAATCTAATAAATGAAGACAATGTCTTTTATTAAAAGTTTTTGAAAGACTTGAATTCTCTTTATAAAAATTTATTAAATACTTACAAATGTTTGGGTGTAAAAAATTTTCTATTTCTGTCATTTTTTGCCAATAGCACCAACTATTATTTTTTTATCTTTATATGATGGTTTACTATAATGCATTAAGCTAGATGAGAAAAGGATTAATTTACCTTTAGCTGGTATTGCTTCTCTTGAAATACTATTAAAAACAGTACTTCCATCCGAATCATTTAAATATAAAATAAATGAAAACTTCTCTGTTCTTCTATGATTATGGGCTCTTTGAAAACCCCCTTTGAAATATGAAATATAATGAAGATGAAATATATCTTTATAAAGATTATTTATAGGAACAATTTCTTTCAGAATATCTTCTGGAAAAATATCTAATATATTATGTGTTTGAAAACCATTATGAGTAGAGTGTTCATTAGTTTCAACTCTACCTTTGATTGGATATTTGTTTATAACATCATTTACTTTATTAATTATATTATTATAAATTTTTGTTTCGTAGTATAGCTCTTTAGCCATTCTCTTGAGATCTGTCTATTTGTGCATAACTTATAGCACCTTGAATTTTGTTACTTCCAGTAGCTGCTTGAATTGTGATTGCATCTCCTGCTTCTAAATTTATTCCTTGTGGTGCAGCATTTACTTGAGATTTTGCAGCAACGTCATCTCTAAAAAATTCGTACTCAGCACTTGAATCAGATGAGTCTACTAAATTCATATTAACTAGAATAGCTGATGAACCATCATTGTTAGAACAATAAATACTTTTAATAATTATTGTTGCATTAGAAGGACATGTAAGAGCTGTTGTCTTGCTTGTGTCTGATTGTTTATATCCTTGATTTTTATATCTTATAGTCATGATAAAAAGTAATTAAATGCATCTTGTTCATTTTTTAATTCTTGTTGATAAGAAGTGTTTAGCTTATCTTTTAATGTTTGTAAAGATTGAGCAACTTGTCTTTGGTTATCTTCAGTATAAACTGGTGTAGGTTCAGGTATAACTATATCTACTCTTGCCATTATCTCATTCCATCTGGTTGAACATCTACTCTAAAAGTACCATATCTCCAATTTTGATCTGTTGATGTATTTGCAATTTTTACACTAGCAAATCTAGATCTAGCTCTTGTATCTACTTTTTCCGTAGAACTTGTAACTGTAAAAGGTCCGAGAGGCGAGGAGGTTGCAGTATCACTAGGAAATCTTCTTAAGTTAATTGTAATTTGACAATCACCAGTCAGCAACTTAAAGTCTGGAACAAATCTTCTCATACTCATAAACATTTGACCATCACCTCCTTGAGATAAGTCAAAGTCTCCTGATTGTATAAATGCTTCAATTGCAGTCTTAGCACCTTGAAATGATACTTGGTTATTACCAATTTCATGGGCATAGTATCTAGTTGAACCATTAATATTTGTAACACCTTGTACTACTGGAAAACTTGGATTGAAATCTTTGTTAAATTCAGTTGCATAAGGAAAATCATATAAAGTAGAGTCATGCCAAGTAGTTCTTGCAAGAGAACCCGTAGTCCAAGTATTTTCTGTATAGTTATAGGTAACAACTCTATCTATATTTTCAGAACCATCTTTTGCATAAAACCAATTTATTTCTTCGTATAAATGGTTTAGACCTGCATAAACAAGTTCACCAGAATTATAATTAATTCCTAAATTATCTCCTTTTGTAGTAAATACAAAATCTTCAACTAAACATGGAACTGATTTAACTGTACCATCGTATACAAAAAATCCTCCTGCTTGACCCATCCACCAAACTGCTCCATTTACATATTTAATAGAGTGTTGGCCAATGGCTCCACAATTAGATCCTACTTGCCTTATTGAAAAAGTAAAAGGTGGGCCAACAAATTGCATTACATACGCAGAAGTGTCCGTTAATATTAAAATATAATCTTTTGCTTTAGCTGCTCCTATTATTTTTACACCAGAGTCTAATCTAAAAGTACCAGCTGTATTAGTAGAAGTAGGTGCATATTCTGAAATATTTTCTTGATCTGAAAATCTTATAAACATTGGGTCATAAGTATTTAATGTTCCAATAGTTGTTTCAGTTCCAAGAATAATTAAATGTCTATCTCTTTCTGAAACAATAGACATTATTGATTTTGTAGGTGCATTACTTACAACAGTTGCTCTTGTTGATAAACCATTTGGATCTGAGTGAATAGGATCCCATTCAAAAGTATTACCATTTTTAACTGTTGCTATTAATTTTTCTCCAAAATGATCTAGTGACCATGAAGCTGGATCTAGAATAACTGATGAAGATAATGATTGTTCTCCCCAACCAGTATAGTATTCTACTGAGGATCCGTTTGAGTGTGCAGATCTCGTACCCGCGGCAGCTCTTGTAATACCTGTTAAATCATTTGATGAGATTCCAGTGTAAGAAATAAATTCAGCCCCAACCTTTATAGTTCCAGATGTAGGAAAACCAGTTACCGAAGTTAAGGTTATTGATGTTCCAGATCCTCCCGTACCAGCAGTATCATCTAGTAAGGCTCCATTCAATGTTGATATAACACCAGAAGCTCCGCCCCATGAGGCTGTGCCCCATCCATACCCAGCACTTTGATTTAAAGGACCAATAGTAATATAAGGATTTACTGTAGCTGCACCACTGTTGATTACAGAAGTTCCAGCATTAGCTGCCATCGTAATTGTAAAAGTATTATTAGTAGGGGCTGTGACTACTTGAAAAGTATTAGTGGTAAAGTCTGCTGCTACATATCCTGCTCCACTAGGAGGAGTTACAGAAGTAAATGTAAATAAATCTCCAGCTACTAAATTGTGTGAAATTAAATTTACCGTAACTGTTGCATCATTATTTACAGTAGTAAATGTTGCTCCAGTTTTTGAACTATCAAGTGGTGTGATGTCATAGAAAGCACCTTCATAATATATAACTAATACTTTATTAGTTCCAATAGCCGCATATCTTCTTCCATCTAAATCTGCCCAAACCAATTGTTCTCTAGCTGCACCTATTAATTCATCGGCTAATATCTCTTGCCATCCACCTATTTTTTCTGGAAGGCCATATCTAAATCTAACATTATCACCGTCAGTCCATTGACCTTCAGCTCCTGTTTCAGTAACCTGTTTATTAAATCCTGGTCTTATTTGTACGTTTGTTAAAGGCATATGGAATTATAACATTTTTAGACCTTTAATTGAAGATCACTAGATTATTTAATATTCAGAGTTAGGTCTATTCGCTGTTTTTGGTTTAGTATTAATTTTTCTAGTTTCTTCATCTAGATTTACAGTAATATCTGTCACTAACTTAATTAAAACATTTGAAAAATGTCTTATAAATTGAGGCTCACAAATTAATTTACCATGTTTATTAATTGCCTTTATTTCTTTTTTATCAAATGTCCACTCTGAATAACCATTTTTTGGGTTCATTATTATTTTCATTATTCTCCTTTATTTTTAGCCATTCCCCAATGTTCTCTTTTATCTTTTACAAAAGATGCATGAGGACCATCTTTATCAACATAGTGTAAAAAAACTTGAGCACACCAATCTCCTTTAAACTCTTCTCTCCAATGTGTTAACTCCATTCCCAAGTAAATAGCTGCATCTCCACTTTCTAAATGTAATGGCTTACCATCCATAAAAATAGGCCAAGTAGTTCCATCAGAAGCAATATTAACTGTAGTGCTTATTTCACAAGAAGGTCTATCTTTGTGTTTAGGTAAATCAGAAAATTTTGTGTACATTCTCCAAAAAGAATAAGTAGGTAATAAATTTATACCAGTTTCTTTTTCCATTAATGTTTTCTTTTGAAGAAGTAAAGATTCCATTATAGGATCTGCGTAAGTAGCAAAATCTGCAACATTATTACTTTGTGCATCATCAAATTCAGAAGTGTTATGTCTATGTCTTAATATAGCATAATCTTTTAATAAACCTATTTCTTCCTTAGTCAGAAAATTTTTTACTATCTTATATTTAAAATCTTGTTTTATTTTCATATTATAAACACCAAGCTACCATAGCATATCTTGTACCCCCTTTGACCACATTAGCCTTATGGGGATATAAAAAATTTGAAGGAAACATAATTGTTCTACCTTTTTTAGGTTCTACCTTTTGTGAATGTTTTTCATCTGGAGAAAACATTTCAAAATGACCATCTTGGTAATCATCATTTATAAATGTTACAATACTTAATGTTCTAGGTATAGCATTAAAATGATCAACGTGAGGTTTATAAAATCCACCCTCTTCATATTTTAAAAGCTGTATATCTTGAACTGGATTTATAGCTAGGTGGGGTACAATAGGTAAATAATGATTTACAATTGCATTATTTAATTTGTTAGCAAAATAATTTGACCAATGTACTAAAGTTAAATTTTTTTGATATTTACTTAATGGAAGTACTAAAGTATTTCTAATTTCTTTATTAACTATTCCTTCTCCTCCACCCACAAGTGAATCTTCAAAATTAACTTCTTTACATACTCTATAAAATGTATCTAACATTTTTTCAGAAAAGATTCCATCTACTAATTTTACATACTGGCCTAATTCATAAGACTTTACTTGCATGATTTTTTATTCCAAAAATCTAGTTTATATGTATGAAGTATTCTTAAAGGATACAAAAAATTATTAAGCCTATTTTTTCTTTCCTCCATAGTTGATAATTTCATTTTCCAATTATCTCTTTTAAAAGGTATTACTTGTACATAAGGCGTACCCTTTTTAAGTGTTGTTTCAAGATTAGGATATTTATCACCATTTAATACTATAGGAAAATTTATTTCTTTATGAAAAGTATCCGTATCTACAATAGCAGGTATAATAGTAAACCTATCGTCTGCATTATTTAATGGAGGAACAAATAAACAAGAATAACCAGGTGGTGTTTTTATTATCCAAGGATTAGAAATTTTATAAAATGGTAAATTTTTATTTTTTTCAACATGTGGAGAACCTTTTAATTGTCCTATAGGATGGTTAGAAAAATGAGTTCCATCATTAATATTTATACCTTCACTTGGCATATTTTTTTCAATAGGACACCCATAAAAAGAATCTTTAAATTCTTTTCCATTTTTGTCTTTGTTAGTAACATTGTGATGAATAGTAATATCAACTGGTATTGATAAGGAATAACCAAAAGTCAAACTGTCTAATACAGGAATACATCCCTTAATTGTTCTATTGTTTACAGAATGCTCTAGTTTTTTATACCAGTCAGGTATGTTTAATTTAATAGGTTTTGGATAATCTTGTTTTAAATTAAAATATGATTTAGGTGCAATAAACTCAATTTGTTTCTCTAACATAAATTAGTATTACTACTAATTATTTTAAAAATCAAGTTTTACTAGCCAATTTCTTGTATATGTACAAAATCAATAGAATTATCTGAACAATGTTTTTCCCAATTTATAGGATAAGTAAGAGAACTTTTATCAACTGTTAAAAGATAATCTACATATGCTTTTAATCTTACACCAAATTGTTTTGAACTATTACCTCTCAAATAATCATTTGCTCTAGTAGTAAATATATCAAATTTATTTTGTAAACCAGCTTCATCTGGCATTGTTGATTCTGATTCAAAATCTGTGAAAGTTGCAGTCGACCCATCAATAGTTACATTTTTTTGATTTGTAACATAACTATTAAAATCACTATCTGAAATATCAATTTCAGTTTTTAAGTGTGAAGCAATATTTGCATCTGCAGCGTCTGCATCAGATTTTGATATTACTAAAAAATTTCCGTTATCTAATAATATTTTTGCCATGTTATGCTCCTAAATCTTCGTAGATTATTAGTGCACCCGGTTGTCCTGGTTGTCCTGGAAAATTAGGGTTTGTTGTTTGTGCACCACCACCATTTCCACCACCATTTATGGAAGGTATATTTCCAGCTAAAGTGGCTACAAAGTTACCACCAAAATTACCTGGGCCATAATCTACAACTAAATGGTTTCCAGTTGAAGTCCCCGTGTTACCTGGGTTTCCTGGAGGTCCACCGGGAGGGGTTACTGCTTGTCCACCATTTCCTGCTCCACCTGTTGCATTATTTCCAAAAGTAGTAGTTGCAGCAGCACCACCTACAACATAAGCTGATGTAGAAGGTTGTGATATTGGAATTAAGAATGCTCCTCCGCCACCAGTTCCACCTTGTCCACCAACTCCTGGTGAGTTAAAAGCACCTCGGCCACCAGGACCACCGCCACCTAAACAGTAAGCTAAAATTTTTGTAGCGTTTGGTTGTGCAACGTGGTTTCCACTATTAGGTCCTTTTTCTGATCTCGTCAAAATCATATTTGCTCCACCAGCCGCACCTGTTGAGGCAGCAGTTAATCTTCCTTGTGCATCTACTGTAATTGATGCAAGTGTATATGATCCTGCAGTCACTGAAGTATCTGCTAATTTACCAGCAGTTACATTGTCATCTAAAATTTTGGCTGTCGTTACTGCGTCATCGGCAATTTTAGCCGTAGTTACATTCGCATCTAAAATTCCTGCAGTTACAACTGCGTTGTTTGAAATCTGTGCGGCTCTTACAGCATCATCAGCTATTTTTGCGTTAGTCACTGCATCATCAGCAATTTGTGCAGTTCCAATAGTTCCACCTAATGTGTCTAATGCTATCTCATTTAAATTTGTTCCGTCAGAATAAGCTGCAACTATTTTTGCTTCAGCAGGAGTAAACCCTGTTCCACTTACAGTTTTAATCGTAAGATTAGTTATTCCACCAACTGCGGATAAATCAAAAATATAAAATTTTTCAATTGAATTTGGAATTGTTACTACTGATGCACCTGTTAAGGTTCCAGTAAATTTAATTACCATATTTCTTGCGTTTGATAATGCTCCATCAGACATTGCAAGAGCCACAGTTCCACCATTTGATAATGCAACTGCTTCATAACCAGCTATTGCTTGTTGAACTAATTTTAAATTTTCATTTGTATTATCACCCCATGTACCAGCATTTTCGCCAGTTACCATAAGTTCTAATTTTAAATCTGCTGAATAACTTGAAGCCATAATTTTGTTCTCCTAAATAATTATAATTTTACCTTACTTATGCTGCTAGATCAACCTCTGACCAAACATTATTTACTCCTGGATCTACTTCAGACCATGCTGTTATATTAGTACTACCAACAGAGCTTGTCAATTCTATACCACTAACAGTCACATTTGCAATACCAGTGACAGTTGCTTGACCTATTAATGATAATAATTCTTGTCCAATAACACCTTGATTTTGACCCGGAATATCTTCTGTTTGTCCAAGACTCATCGTAGCTTGAATTCCAGTCGGTTGCTCAACTGTTGTTTGTACAAGAGCCGTTGTTCCTAGAGTCATCGTAGCTTGAATTCCAGTTACATCTACTGGAGTTTTTAATCCACCAACTGTGTTTCCTTGAGACATAGTTGCTTGTACACCAGTCAAATCTACTGTAGTGGTTCCAACAACAGAAGAGATTGATCCAATTTCTGCATCTAATTGATCTTCAGAAGCAAGTACAGTTATACCAACATCACTTATAATAGAGAAGGATGGATTTGCGAAAGTCATTGTTAATGCTGTTCCACTAACAGAAACTTCTACATCAGTGAATGCGTTTGCAGCTGGGAAATTAATCGTAGAAGTTAAAGCACTCATTTGTGCTAATGCAGAATAATTTACACCCCAACCTAAATTACCCCAAGTATCTCTGCCCCAACCTTCACCAATTAAAAAAGTAGGATCAATAGTAACTGATCCAGAAGTAGTTGTTGCTTGTGATCCAGTAACATTGGCTCCAATACCAATTGTTTCTTCTCCCATAGCAGAAGTTAATTCTAAACCAGTTAAAGTTACATCCACAGATGAACCACCAACGGCAGTTGGCGTTCCAAAAGCTAATTGTATTCCAGTTACATCTACCGAACCTTCAGCAACAATTAATTCTGATACAGAACCAATTGTAGAAGTTAATTGTTGTCCAGCTAATATAGGATTAGTTCCAGAAAGGTCTCCCCATTCATTTTCACCCCATGTATCTCCACCCCAACCAACTTGAATGTCAGCATCGACTGTTGTGTTTCCAATACTAAAAGTTGCAGCTATTCCACTAACAGATAAGCCTACATCACCTTGAGCTGCCCAACTTCCTTGTCCCCAATCTAATGCACCCCAAGTATTTGAAGTAATATTAGCTTGGCCACCCATACCAGCGTGATTAGAACAATAATAATATAGTGAAGCAGGTGCTGTATTTGCTACAACAATTTGTGTAAAAGCTCCTGATTGTCCTGG